CGCCACGAGTTCTTAGGCGATGCTAATCGTCCTAATCGATTTGGTAAATAATATGGACAAGGATATGGTGAAAGCTCTGGCGATGGCTACATCGGCAGGGCTGACCCTTTTATTTTGTATCGGTGGATTTATCTGGATAGGATATAAACTGGATACATGGATGGATACCATGCCATTATGCATGGTTATTCTTGGATTAATCGGTGCCCTAACAGGCTTTTATATGTTATATAAACAGGTTAAATAGTGAGGTATTTATGAATCAATATATTAAATTCATACGTCATGTGCTATGGGCCTGTTTTTTTGTTACCTTTTTAGGCCTACTTATCCAATATATTGTGGGCTGGAATCAGTACGTGCTCGGTTGGTTATGGGGCATGTTGACTATNATATGTTATATAAACAGATACAATAATGCTATAAAGCCGGTAAATACGCATATTTACCGGCTTTATTTATTTACAGATTGTTTTAGATTTTTTTAAAATCAGCTCGGTTGCTCAACCGTTGCTCAACTTTTGGCGAAAGTTAAAGATGCGTAATCCTCGCCTAAAAGGCTATCCTTATTAGGTAATTTATCTACTGCCGCCACTAACTCAGACACATCTTTGTGGATATATACTTGATTTGTTACGTCCGAATGTCGATGACCTAATATAGTTTTTGTTGTAGCTTCCGATATACCAATATGAATTAATAGCGTAGCGCATGTATGCCTTCCATCGTGCGGGAGGTGCCCAGGGAAATGTTTGTTTAAGTAGGTGCGAATAGCTACTAATAAGTGTTTAGGTGTATCTTTCGGAAGTAGATATTCGTGCCGTTGGAAGTTGCTTAGCTTATACCACTCCTTAATGAATGGTAGGATAGATTCTGCAATCGGTATGATGCGGTTTTTACCCGCCGCGGTTTTACTACCACCGATCATGTATCTATCTTTAATGTGGACATCTTTTAGTTTAATGCTTTGGATTTCACCAGGTCGCATTCCTGAATATATGTACACCAATAATATGCGAGCATCCCGGTCTGTATTTGCTAGTTCCCATAAACGAGATATTTCAATAGGTGTAAAGGGTTTATGAATTTCGGATTTTACCTTTTGCGGAAGCGTTACAAGCGCAGCGTAGTTCTTATCAACGATATCATTTTTGATAGCAGCATCAAAAGTCGCTTTCATAGCAGTTTTAATTTGTACAAGGGTTGTGTGGCTTTTATCTGCATACCTGTCAATGACGTCTTGCATATGTGCAAGTCTTATGTCCTTGATAGGTATTTTTAGTAGATGCTCAACCTTCTTTTTATTGTAAAGATAGCCTCCTTTTTCTAAAATAACTCCTTTACGTATCTTATCTTCAATCATCCATTCCCAACATTGGCCAAAGGTCGTATCTTTGGTCTCGTATTGTGGTGCGTTAGCGTCATAAGCCGATAATGCATTATGCGCCTCTTTTTGCGTCGCAAAGGTGCCTATTGATTTACGCAAGGGTTTACCCTCGGCGTTATATCCAAGGGTCACCACGGCTCGATATGGCTTACGTAGGGGCTTATGCTTCATCTTGTAAACGGATCCTGTTCCGTTGGCTCGTTTCATGGCCATAATATGTCCTCCTTGGTATAGTGAATATACTTCAGAGGTATGCTATAATGATTGTGGAGTAAAAATAGAGTACCTCTAAAGTATGATATTTTTAAAGGCCCTCACTGCGGTGAGGGCTTATTTTTTTTTTACCACGAAGCCCACATATTTCCGATTTTGTTGGCGTCAACAAATTCGAAGCAACCCGCATAATGACTGGCTTTTTTCAACAAAAAGACCCATCCTGGTGCGCTGTGGTCGTTAAACCCTGAAGCGTGGATGGGTACTGGTACCTTTATTATATCACGCTGTGCAAGGGGTGATTTAGAAATTATTAATGCTGACGGAGTCTACTTCTCCCGTATCGGCTTTGATTTTTACAAAGAACATACCACGAACCATTGCGCCAAATCCATTTTGTGCGTCAACCGTGCCACGAACGGTAACGCTATTATCATAACGAATGACTTGCTTTATATCGAATTTAGCCGTGGAAGGTGATTTTAGTCGAGCGGATACCGCGTCTTTAGCGGCTACTTGATACGCTGCTTTTTGTTGATCACTAATATAGACCTTGCTAATATCGTCTGTCTTTTGGCCGTTTTTGTAAACGGTAGAGAAGCTATTTTCGATTTCACTAACTTTATCATCCTTGATGCGGAAGAATGTTTGGCCATACTTTTCATCAACAATGTAATACACGCCTTGCTGGTCTGCTACTTTATTTACATTACCGAACTCAGTGACCCCAACGCTTTGTAATTCGGTAAGTACTTGCTGAGATTGCTCTTTTGATAAACCTGTTGCATCTTTGATATTATCGACTGGCCCTCCGCAGCCGGCGATACATAAAGCAGTAATTAAAATCCCTGTTACTAACACTTTTTTCATTTTATTGATCCCCCTAAATTTTAGATAGTGTATAAGTACGACTAATAGGTGTCCACGATCCTAACAAATCTCTAGCACTCTTAAATACGTCGTACTCTGATTTTGTTATGCAAGCTAATACTTGTTCGTAGTCATATCTTGTTTTTATATATGGGAATATATTGCAGAGTTGATCGCTGTAAAAGTTCAAAATATCTTGGTTAATTGTTGGCGATTCCCTGTACACTTTGCTACTAGCTAAAGAAGCGGCATGTTTACTTAATCCAAATAAATGTCTGTACATAAAATATAAATCTTGAAAGGTTGCCGAGCCTTTACGATATTTAGAAATTGCACCTAAAACTAATGTAGTTGGTGCCAAAATTTCTCTGGTAAACGTATTAGCTTCCCATTCCATTAGCTTTCTTTCGTCTTTACTACTGTCCGGGCAAGCTAATTGGTGCTCACGAATAATGTGTCCCGCTTCATGATAAATACTCCATATTTTGCGGGCTTTGGTAGAAACGTCGGAATTATATAATAGATGGAATTGTTGTGTTGATGGTAGATAATATGATACGGCATCATTTGATTGCGTTAATCGATTTAGTTGAAAGGAGCTTATATTATAATCTCTCTCAACTTCTTTGTAAGTCATTATGTTGACTCCGTAGTTATCAACTAAATATTTTAATATGGGTCTGGCTGTTAGTTTTAAATTATTAGTTAGTATTGGTCTAATTTTATTAGCTGTTTGTATTACATTTTCTTTACTAGTCGATATCATCATCCTCAGGCATTTTACCTCCTTGCTTAGTGTAAAGATATTGAGCATAAGAACTTAGCTCCTTTTTAGATGCATTGTCTAACGATTTATAGTTTCGTTGTAATGCAATTAAATCGGGATCAAATGAATCATCTAAGCGAGAGCCGTCTTCTAAAGTGGCTAAGTAGTCAGCAGAAATCCCTAATCCGCTACAAATTTTAAGGATATTATCTATAGATGCTCCACCTACATTCTTAAGAATAGATAAAAGTGTTGTATAAGGCATATCTATTGATGCCGCAAATCCTCTAATACTATCTATCTGTAGTATTCGTTCTTTTAAAAATTCTTCTCTGGTCATTGTTTTATACTCCTAACTAATTATCTTGTGCCTAATTATACCATTATAAACACGATATTTCAATATCTAAACACGATATTTCATATATAAATTAGCTTGCAAAGAATATTAAACAACCTTAAATTTGACATACACGATATTTCGTACTACAATTAAGCCATAAACATACACGATATTTCGTGTATTAATACTAATTTTTAAATATAGAGAAAGGGGTGAGACTATATATGTACCCAAATGTAAATGCTGAGCTTGGCCGTCTAGGTTGGAGTAGAAAGGATCTATCCATTAAAACAGGAATACGGTACATGACACTTGTAGATAAGTTAAATGGCAAGTATCCATTATTGCTTAATGAAGCAATTAAAATTAAAGCCGCTCTTGGTATATGCGAGTCTTTAGACTATCTTTTTTTTACAAAATAGTACGATATTTCGTATATTCAATATGAAATGGGGTAAAACAGATGAACAGTGAAACACGAATCAGATTATTAGAAGAACGAGTGGCTTTCCTTGAACTAATGACACAAGCTAGCGCGCATGAATTATTAACTCAATATATTCGCACGGTGGCCGAAGAACAAGGGATACCTTGTGAAAGACGTAAAAACCGAGGCAATCACGGATGGACCTTACCGAGATTTGAAATACATTGTAAGAACGCCATTGCAATGGCGTTAGGAATTTCAAAAATTATCGACATTGAGTATGAAATGCTCGCTGATGCTGAACACATTGTCGATGTAATTGCCGATGTGTACGTTTCTTGGAATTAAGGAGGTAAGCATAATGCAAAAGCGTGACATACAAGCCGTTATAAGCATCTGTCTTTGGATGCTAACTCTTAGCTTAGCTGCGGCTGTTAGTATTTTTATCATCATAGTGGCAGCAATCACTGCTTATCACTGGTAGGAAGGAGTTACTTATGATAACTAAAACAATTGCCGTGTGCCAGATGGCCACGGTATTGGGAAGAACTATGACCGCGATACGTGAATGTATCGCAAGAGATAAGTTCCCCTTTGCGCAGTGCTGGCAAACGGAAGGCAAAAAGGGCCGCACCTTTTCAATTGATAGAGAAGGGTTCAGGTTCTACTTGGCCAACACGCTAGGCTGGCCGGAAGAGAAGATTAATGAAGCATTTAAGGAGGCGCACATCGTATGAACGGGCTGCTTAAAGGAATCGGCCTACTGATGATAATTGGTACGGTAGGCAGTTTAGAACTCGACCGCATTGGTTTTGCACAAGCGCTGTTTCAAGTGTTAAGCGGGGTCATGGCTTGGATGGTATCTGAGTACAGAATTGAGGTCAGACGATTGCGCCGTAAATTAATGCGTAGCCGTCAGGTACAGAGTTCTATGTATTACAGATTTTAGGGGTTAACGCGTATGAGAACTCAGCGCTGTGCGAGATGCAATAAGAGGCTAAAAGACCCTTACCATTATTGGAGTTTCACGACAGGCGCACCGCGCGCCGTATGTAAAAAATGTAAAGAAATACATCAACCCGTAAAACAGAGGAGGCAGCTATGACAGAACAAGAAATTCGCATGATTCTTAAATGCGTATAAGGAGGTGGTAAAATTGCGAGATTGTACAACGTGCCCAAATAAAGAGTACTGCATTCCTGATGAGTGCGAGCAGTTGGGCACAAAAAAATGCCCTCACGCACGGCAATGCGTAAAGGGCACATAGAAAAACATCCATTTAGAGTATATCACATCGTTAAACCGAAAGGAAATAAAACAATGATCGAGTTAAAAATTACCGTAGATAAAGCCGTTGAATTAGAACAAGAAGTGAAAGACCTTTACCAATCCATCGTAGGCGCTCCTGTTAAAGACGTAGAACCAGCGAACTGGACCACTAATGATGTTAAACCAGTTAATGCGGAACCTGCTAAGAAGGAAACTCCTAAAACTGAGAAACCTAAAGCGGAAGAACCTAAAGTGGAAGTTCCTAGCCTCGAGGCAACTCGTGAAGCAGTGAAAGATGTAATGGCAAAAGCCGCTGATAAAACGAAAGCAAAAGGCGAATTCAAAGCCTTCTTAGATAGCATCGGCGCTGAAAAGGTAACATCTGCTACCGATGAACAACGTATTCAAATTATGGAATGGGTGAACAGCCGTGGCTAAGAAACACGCCTTACTAGGCGCTTCAAGTAGTGCCCGGTGGCTGGTATGCACACCCTCTGCAAGACTCGAAGCGATGTTCCCTGATGAGCAATCGCCCTATGCTGCAGAAGGTACTATAGCACATGACCTGGCAGAATCAATCCTGCGCCATAAGCTGGAGGGCAAAAAAGCGCCGAAGCTTGATGGCTACTCTACTGAAATGGTAGAAGCTGTTAACCGATATGTTGACATCTGCGAAGAAAAGGTGAACGAGGCTCGCGCCCGTTCATCTGATGCGGAAGCCATGATTGAAGCACGGCTCGACTTCTCTAGGTGGGTACCTGAAGGCTTTGGTACGGGCGATATGGTAATCGTAGCGGACGGCATCCTGGAAGTGATTGACCTGAAATACGGCAAGGGTGTTCCTGTGAGTGCCGTTGAAAACACACAAATGCGACTCTACGCATTAGGTGCTTATGATGTAAACGAATTCTTGTATGACGTTAAAACGATCCGCATGACTATCGTTCAGCCAAGACTGGACAGCATATCTACCGATGAAATGGCCCTTGAGGAACTGCTTGATTGGGGTGAAGAAATCAAACCAATCGCACAACGTGCCTTTCGTGGTGAGGGCGAATGTACGCCTTGCGATTACTGTAACTTCTGTAAAGCACGGCACACCTGCCGGGCATTAGCTGATACTTGCCTTACTGCTTTTTATAAGGATGGGGGCAAGCTCAATCAATTACTCACGGACAGCGAAGTATCTGACATCCTGGCGATGAAAGATTTAATCACGAAATGGATTAAAGGTGTTTACGACTTTGCATACGAGAAAGCCTTATCAGGCGAAAAGCAATGGCCTGGATACAAATTAGTAGAAGGTACATCAAGACGTACTATCACGGATCCAGAGGCAGCGGCTAAAACATTACTTGATAATGGCTACAAGGAAGAAGACATTTTTAAACCTCGTGAACTTGAAGGTATCACGAATCTGCAAAAGGTTCTTGGTAAAAAGGGCGTCGCAGAATACTTAGAGGCGTATATCGACAAGCCCGAAGGCAAGCCTACTCTTGTTCCGGACAGCGATAAACGCCCCGCAATTAATACAGTTGAAACAATGATGAATGAATTTGATGATGAGGTATAAACACGATGAATAAAACAGTAACAGCGGTACTCGCGATTTCCGCGCTGGCTGTCAATGTAGCCGGCGCAACTAGCAATAATACGGTAGGTGGTACAAATAATACCATATCTACGAATTCTACTAGCTCAGCAGTATGGGGCTTCCAAAATAACATCGACGCAAATAATGCGTTGGCGTTTGGCACCAATAATGCTGTAACTGGAGAAAACGGTTTTGCTGGGGGCAACAATGCTACTGCAGCAGGTCGTAACTCCTTCGCTTTCGGCTCTCATGCTGAGAGCTTAGTGGAGTACACCATCGCCATCGGCAACCAGGCCAGAACGGCGTCATATGATAGCATTGCTATCGGTAACGGCGCGTTCGTATCTGGTGAAAGCTCCGTGGCCTTTGGACGTTCTAACAATGTGACGGGTGAAAACTCCGTTGCAATTGGTGCTAACAATGGCACCGTAGCCGGCGGACAGTCCGCTGTAGTAGGCTACAACAATAAAATCGGTTCCCAAAAGGAACAGTTAGTATTTGGTTCAAACTCAGAGGCAAATGGCCAGGGCGCGTTGGTGTTCGGCACGCATGCCAAATCATTAGCCACTGATGCCGTTGCCTTCGGCAATAATACGATTGCTGACAAATCGAATGCAGTTGCCATCGGCACCAACTCGGTGACCGATGATGCGGTAGGGGTTGATGGCGTAGACCTTAACGGCACTCGTCACATCTTCGCCGGCGAACAACCGGGCGCGGTCGTATCCTTTGGCGCTAAAGCTCGCACAGGTGTGGGTGGTGTGGCTCAGTACAACCGTCAACTCCAAAACGTGAGTGCAGGGCGCGTTGAAGCTGATAGCCTGGACGCGGTCAATGGTAGTCAACTTTTTGCGGCTTATGATGAGATTAACACATTAGGCACAAAGGTAAGTACTAATACATCTGACATCAGCACACTTCACGATACATCTGTTAACCACGAAGGCCGCATTACTGCACTTGAACAACGTACCTATAATATGGCCGGTGAAATCAACAATCGTATCAACGCAACAGCCCATCGCATTAACAAGTTAGGTGCAAGCTCTGCAGCATTAGCTGGGCTCCATCCATTGGAGTTCAACAGAAATGATAAGGTCAGCTACGCTGTAAGCTATGGCCATTACCGTAATAGTAATGCTGTAGCGCTTGGAGCGTTTATCCGTCCAAATGAACGTGTAATGATTGGCGTAGGTGCTACTTTAGGCGCTGAGAATCAATACAATGTAAGTCTTTCGTTTAAAACAGGAAAGGGCGCGGACTACGTAGCGGAAGCCAAGGATGCCCAAAGCCGTATCTCTAAGCTAGAAGCATTAGTAGCGAAGCTAATGGCGGAGGTTGAAAAATGACTTCCGTACGAGCTATCGCTATAGAGCTTCATGAACGAGGGCATTACCTCGACGAGCTTTACCAAATTACTATTGCCTATGCCACTAGCTTATACACGCGATATTGTACGGTAGATGCTAGGTGCGACGCGATAGAACTTAGCTATCAAACGGAAGAGGAGTTAGACCCTTATGAGTATCCTTGGTTAGAGGATGAGGAGTGGGACCGACTCGATGATGAACGTTCTGATATCGAAAATGAATTAGATGAATTGTTTAATACAGTAATAGGGTTTGACTATGAACATAACCCATTTAAGAAATAAGGAGACAGTAACATGGCTAAATTAACAACTGGTGTAGTAAGACTTTCTTATGCAAACATTGCGCAACCTCGTAAAAACGATGATGGCAAAGCAAAATACAGCTCTCAAATCATTATCGATAAAACAGATAAGAAGACTATCAAAGCATTTGAACGTGCGATTGAAGAACTTAAAGCGGATCCAAAAGCAGTTGCTAAGGTAGAAGGCAAAGCAGCCTACCTCAAATTGAACTTACGCGACGGCGATACTGATGATGCAGTAGTTGACCAACCTGAAACATATGCTGGCAAATACTTCATTAACGCTAACAGCGATAAGCAACCTATCGTGTTTACACGCGACAAAATCAAAATGGATGACTTCGACATCGAAGAAGAAATCTACTCTGGTGTATATGCACAAGTTGCGCTTTCCGTTTTTGCCTATAACTTCAACGGTAAGAAGGGTGTAGGCTTTGGCCTAAACGGCATCCGTAAAGTTAAAGATGGCGAACGCCTAGGCGGTGTACATGTATCTGCTAATGACTTTGGCGACGATGATTTAGGCGACTTAGACGATGACGACGATTTAATCTAAGGAGGCAATTATGGAGCTCAGTATTGACGTGGAAACGTATTGCGCCTGTCCTATTAAATATGGGGCGCAGCGATACGTTGACGATACAACATTTGAAATACTGCTCTTTGCCTATAGCTTTGATGACGAACCGGTCGAAGTAATTGATATGACAAAGGATCCACTACCCGAAAGGGTGGTGGACGCTTTGTATAGCAAGGAAATTACAAAGACCGCTTTCAACGCAGCATTCGAAATGTTGTGTCTTAAAAAGTACTTCCCTGATGCGGATTACACGAATTGGGAATGTACCTCCGTACTAGCGTTATATTGCAGTTTACCTGCGAGCCTCGATAATGTGTCTAAGGCTTTACGATTAGGTGAAGCCAAGGATGCAAGAGGTAAACGCTTAATTCAATTCTTCTCCGTACCGCGAAAACCAACTAAGACAAATCCTAAGACACGTAATATGCCCGAGGATGCGCCGGAGAAATGGGCGGAATATATTGAATATAACCGACAAGACGTAGTAGTAGAGAAGGCAATTCGTAAACGCTTACTTTCGCTAAAACCACCTGCTATCGAGCACGAGTATTGGTTACTCGACCAGGATATTAACTGGCGAGGCGTGAAAGTAGATATGGAACTCGTCGATGCGGCTCTTCAATGTAACGATGAAATCGTAGAAAAGGCCACCGCATCATCGGAACGGCTAACAGGGCTAGATAACCCTAATAGTACATTGCAGCTTAAGGATTGGATATTCGAACGGCTTGGCTATGAAGTCGAGACGATGCGAAAAGATGATGTATCAAATCTACTGTTGCAGGATATTCCTTCCGATGTGCGGACTGTGCTGAAGAACAGGCAAGTTCTGGGCAACTCGTCAATTAAAAAGTACTTGGCCATGAAAAATGCAGTATGTTCCGATGGACGTATTCACGGCATGCTTCAGTTTTACGGAGCCATGAGAAGCGGACGATGGGCGGGGCGTGTAGTGCAACTACAGAACCTCCCTCGTAATTACCTAGAAGATTTAGACACAGCCAGGGAAGTTCTTAAAAGTAGAGATGTAGAATTGCTAGACCTACTTTATGGAAACCCTGGTGATGTGATTAAGCAACTCATTCGTACGGCTCTCGTAGCAGAGGATGGACACCGCTTTATAGTGGCAGACTTCAGTGCTATTGAAGCCCGTGTGATTGCCTGGCTCGCTCACGAGCAGTGGCGACAGGATGTATTTGCACAAGGTGGCGACATCTACTGCGCATCTGCTTCTAGTATGTTCCATGTACCAGTTGAGAAGCATGGTGTAAATGGCCACCTTCGCCAAAAAGGGAAGGTAGCGGAACTAGCACTCGGCTATGGTGGTGGCGTAGGGGCCATGAAATCGATGGACTCAAAAGGAGAAATTCCAGAATCAGAACTTCCCGGTATCATCGAAGCTTGGCGACGAGCAAGTCCACGCATTACGAGATTTTGGAAGGATGCAGATACTGCAGCCAAGAAAGTCGTAAAGACTGGCGAACCTGTACGAATTAGGCAAGGTAACATTAAATTCTTTAAATCGAAAGGGTTTATGTTTATCGAGTTACCCTCTGGACGTAGGCTTGCTTACGCAAGGCCTAGAATAGGGCTCAATCGGTTTGGTAGTGAATCGATTGAGTATGACGGCATGGATCAGGTTAAGAATACATGGGGCAGAGTTGAAACCTACGGCGGAAAGCTCGTCGAAAACATTGTACAAGCCGTTGCAAGGGATTGCTTGGCCGCATCAATGCTAAGACTGGCAAAAGCAGGGTACAAGATTGTAGCCCATATCCACGATGAAGTGGTAATCGAAGCACCAATAGGCGAAGGCAGTTTAGATGAAGTTATAGATATTATGTGTAAACCAGAGCCCTGGAATGAGGGCCTCATATTAAACGCAGCAGGGTTCGAAAACCCGTATTATATGAAAGACTAGGAGGAAGTCATTATGATTAATAAAGAACAAATTAAACAACAACGCGATGCCATTGATAGCTTATACGAATTAGTAAAAAACGCACCTGCTAGCGAACGTAAAGACGCAGCTATGGCGTACTGCGAAGGTTGTATCGCTGCTTGTGATTTGGGTCTTAAAGTACTCAACGGTAAAAAAGCAGAGCCCGCAAAGACTGAAGAAACGCCAGCCGTAGATGACGCTCCTAAAGTAGAAGAGCAACCCGCTGAAAAACCTAAGCGTAAGCGTACTACTAAAAAGAAAGCTCCTGTAGAGGAAGTCCTTCCTGTTGAAGATGCTCCTGTAGTTGATGAAGAAGACGATTTAGACGATTTGTTATAAGAAAGAGGTTAGCGCCTTATGAAGGTATTATTTAGTTTGTCAGTCAAAAAGCTGTATGACCTAGTACGGCGCAAGCAAGTGAACTCTTGGTCACCTGCTGTACATTACCACGTAGATTGCGGGCAATCCTTTGCCTGCTTGTGGCCTTCCGTGTCATCCGGTATGGGCAAAATCGTAGACCCCTATATGTCAAATGAGTTTTATTGCCCGCAATGTGGTGAACTCATTCACACAAATGATGATTGTGTTGCTGAGGTTTCGAGTAATGATAATATTCCGCTTGATATTGAACTTTCAATCATCGATAGGGGATCAATATTAGACGTTAAATTCGACTACCACACAGTGTATGTCGATAATGATATGCAGTCGATTTACCCCGGATACAAACCGCATCTTATCGACATATTGCGTTTTGATTTTAAACAAGGAAAAGTATTCCTGGTTCAAAAGAAGCGTACTCGTGCCGATATAGTATCTGAAATCGAGCCTAACATATCATGCTTTTACTCGAAGTCGTTACCTTTACGGTGGCTTGTAGCAACTCCAAATTGTCGATTAGCCGAACATAAAAACGAGCTAAAGACTTTTGCTAAAGTACTAAAGGACGCCTACTTTACTAAGTTATCTAAGAAAGTAGGCTACAAAGTTAAGTCTATTAGGCAGGGTGTTTTATTATCGGCCAAATATGGGGCTCTTGATAATTTACTCCATAACCTAATATGGAAAATGCAGGCACCAGATGCACCAGCTTTAAACGATACCCTAGTTAAAGACTACGACACCTATTTTAGACCTTTCGGATCTGACAAGGTGAGCACTTCAAATATTACCGACTTAACAAGTACCGGGACCCCTTTTATTAAAGCTCTAATACAGCTTTATGAATTGCCGGATAAGCGCTGGGTTAGAAGGTTGCTGTCAATACGTCCTTTCTTTTATGTGAAAGTCATTAAGACGGCCAGCAAGATATTCAAAAGTATGGATTATCAAAAGGCCTTTACAGACCTCGTAGCAGAGGAAGGTGGGGGCACAGGATATATTCAATCGTGGCCAATATGGAATAGCGAACAAGCCTTGCTTATGTTTACAAAATTCCTAGCCATTATGATGCGCCAATACGGTGAGCGGCGTACTCTATTATTTATTAAAAATGCTGATTCCTATTCTGAAATTAAAGATACATCTGATATGTATCTTAGATTATCAAGAAGCAAGAAGAAGGAAGTTTGGGCTAGACGAATTCAGATTAAAGACCTGCACGACGAGATTGTGTGTCTATCTAAATTTGAAGAAGCCGAAAACTTGCCAGTGCAACAGAGTCTTCGCCATAAAAAATTAGCTGATTCAGTTGAAGGGCTAACTTTCAACGTGATCAAATCAACGCACGGCATCATCCGATTAGGCGTGCAATTGAATAATTGCGTTGGTACTTATGTCGATAAGGTAAAAGCCGGAACGTGTGCCATCGTAGGCGTCTATAAAAGCGATAAACCTGTAGCATGTATTGAAGTTAATCCTAGCAAGGATACAGATAACTTCATTGAAATACATCAGGCTAAGTTAAAAAATAACAGATGTGTTAGTGATAACCACGACGTCAATTATGCTGTATGCCAATGGGTCAAAAAGCATAAATTACAAGTACCGCGATTTATAAGAGACATCCAATTTGCGAAGGGAGGAGCGATGTAATATGGATACAAATATCATCATAGCTACGGGCAGAAATCGCTCCGCCCGTAGCTGGAAGTCTAAGAATATGACTTGGAGTGCCTTGGCCAAGAAATTGGCCGAACCAACTGTAACCAATGAAACGGCTGCTGAATACGTTAAAATGCCTAAGGGCGAAAAGGGCAGGCGGAAAGATGTAGGCGGTTTCGTAGGTGGTTATATACCCAATAATGGTAGACGAACCAGAGAGGAAGTCAAAGAAAGATATTTGATTACCCTTGATGCGGATTCACCTAGCGAGGATTTTATTTCAAACCTTGATTTGGAACTAGGCGATATGGAATACGTGCTATACAGTACGCACAGCCACACACCTGATAATCCCCGATACCGCATCATCATTCCTACTGATAGAGTGATGACACCTGATGAATACCAGGCTGTATCAAGACGCATTGCTGATGATATTGGTATTGAATCCTTCGATTCCTCAACGCATCAAGCGGAGCGCCTTATGTATTGGCCAAGTTGCCCTAAAGACGTTGATTATGTATACCAACATAATGAAGGTAAGCTTATTTCAGTCGATACGTATTTGAGTACCTACAGAGACTGGCGTGATACGAGCCTTTGGCCAACATCAAGTAAAGAATCTCAAATCAGACTTGATGCGGCCAAGAAGCAAGGTAATCCATTAGAGAAAAAAGGATTACTGGGCGCCTTTTGTAGATGCTACAGTATCACAGAAGCGATACATAAGTTTCTACCAAATGTCTATGCACCAACGCAGCACGAAGACCGTTACACGTATACAGAAGGTAGCTCAGTAGCGGGTCTAGTTATTTACGACAATGACACGTTTGCATACTCGAACCATGCAACTGACCCTATCAGCGGTAAGCTCGTCAATGCGTTTGACCTAGTACGTATTCACTTATTCGGAGCGGAAGATGCCGACGCGGATCCGCGCACCAAAGTAACAGACCTTCCGAGCTATAAGGCAATGCTTGACTTTGTTAACGAAGACGGCGCGGCACCGATTTTGCTCGACAAGGAACGCGCGGCCGATATGGAATTTGATGATATCACGGACGAGGAAGAAGACTTTCTTGAAAAGCTCAAACGTGACCGTCGAGGTACGCCTGAATCAGATGTATTCAACTGCTTAATTGTTCTTAAATACGACCCTGCCTTAAAAGGTAAAATCCGTCTTGACGAATTTGCGCACCGCTTAGTGGTGATTGACGATTTGCCGTGGCGTGGTAAGGACGAAACCCCTTACTGGACTGATACGGACGATGCCTGCCTGCGTAACTATTTTGCTACGAAATACCTAATAAAGGGTAAAGGCATTATTGATGATGCTCTCCAGGAAGTCACGCAAGCCAACAAATTCCACCCTGTGCGTGAGTACCTAACAGGTTTAACCTGGGATGGTGAATGTAGAGTTGATACCCTCTTTATCGACTACATCGGTGCCGAAGATACCGAATACATTCGAGCGGTTACTCGTAAATGGATGTGCGGAGCTGTAGCACGTGTTATGGTGCCTGGTATCAAGTTCGATACGGCGATTGTATTATACGGCTCTCAAGGTCTCGGTAAATCTTTAATTTTAGAACGCCTAGGCCGTAAATGGTTCAATAATTCGTTGGTTGATATCAAGACCAAAGATGCCCTTGAACAAATCCAGGGTTCTTGGATTAATGAACTCGCGGAACTGGCGCCTACCTATAAGAATGATAATGAAATCGTAAAGGCCTTTATCAGCCGTACTTCCGACCGGTTCCGTTCACCGTATGGCAGGCGTACCGAAGAGTACCCCCGTCAGTGTGTATTCGCAGGTTCTACTAATAATCTCATGTTCCTTAAAGATCGTACCGGTAACCGCCGATTCTGGCCAATCACAGGCGACAAAGATCGTAAGACGAAAAACGCCTGGGACATAACGCAAGATGACATCGACCAATTATGGGCGGAGGCTTACTACTACTGGTCTAACGGGGAATCGTTAGTACTCGAGGGAGACCTTGAGGAAGAGGCTTTAAGAATCCAATTATCACACACCGAAGGTGGTGAACTCGTAGGACTCATTGAAGAATACCTTGAGATGTTATTACCTGAAGATTGGGAGTCGCTAGATATCTTTGATAGACGCGATTATATCAGGAACTATGGCGATGACGATCATTGTGGTTCAGTGCAGCGGGAGCGGGTGTGTGCCCTTGAGATATGGTGTGAAGTGATGGAGGGGGACAGGAAGAACCTGCAGAACGCAAAGGCGAGAGAAATCATTGATATCTTGCAATCCATTAAAGGGTGGAGCCCTTATACAAAGGGAACCGGAAAAGCACGTTTTGGCCGGCTTTACGGTCCACAGAGGGCGTTTGTAAGGGAAGGTACAGACCTTCTATCAATCTATAAACGTAATCACGAAAAGTAGGTGTGTCCAATTATTTGAGGTGTGTCCAATTATTTAACAGGTACAAAGGTTTGTAAAAATAATTATTCAAGCCTATACATTGATAAATTTTGATATATGCTAATAATTGGACACGCTAAACACGTCTGGACACACTAATCGGACACGCTAAAAAATCAGATAACTACTAATCAAATTAATAATATGTGTCTAGTGTGTCCAATTATTTATATAAAAAATAAAAAATAAATATATGAATAATCGTATGTATACGTATACACGTGAAAAACGCGAATACGCGTATATATATATTCTGGCAAAAAATCGGACAAATTGGACACACCCCCCCCATAAACCCAGTAACGGTGTGGGTTCGTAGGCGTGTCCGAGGGTGTGTCCAATTATTAAATGAGAACGAGGTGAGAACATGGAAAAAGATATTGAACGTTGGTTGGGAAATCAACTCAAAAATATGGGGTGCATATATATGAAATTCGTATCGCCGGGAAATGATGGCGTGCCGGACAGAATTATAATCTTACCGGGCGGCCTAGTCGTGTTCGCTGAGCTAAAAGACGAAAAAGGGCGATTAAGGCCCAACCAACGCGTACAGATAGAACGAATGCGAAAGCTGGGCGCCAGTGTTTCCGTAGTTACCGGCAAATTAGGGGCTACATTGTTTGTTGATGATATAAGAAGGGCGATTTATGGACTTTCATCCACACGATTATCAAAAGATAGCAATTCAAAGAATCATTGACCATACACATTATGGGCTGTTACTCGATATGGGCTTAGGCAAGACAATTTCTACACTAATCGCTATTGAGCAGCTAATGTATGATCAATTCGATATTAAAAAAGTGCTTCTTATCGCACCTAAGAAAGTAGCAGAATCGACTTGGGTGCAAGAGGCTAACAAATGGAATGAAACAAGCTATTTGAGAATAGCATCTGTGCTAGGTCCTGAAAAGGACCGCATCAAAGCACTTGAAAGTGATTCTGATATCTATGTGATGAATCGTGAGAACGTGCAATGGCTGTATGAATACTATCGTAAGAAGTCGTTCCCTTTTGACATGCTTGTTATCGATGAAAGTTCATCCTTTAAGAATCCCCAGGCTAAACGGTTTAAGGCCATGCGAAAAATGCGGCCTTTCTTCAAACGAGTAGTGATCCTAACAGGAACACCGGCACCGAATACATTAATGGATGTGTGGGCGCAGATGTATTTATTAGATGGTGGTGAACGATTGGGGAAAACCCTTACCGAATATCGTACCCGGTATTTTACACCGGACAAAACAAACGGGCACGTCGTGTATAGCTACCGACTGCTACCAGGAGGTGATAAGGCGATATTCAGTAAGATGCAAGATATCTGTATGAGCTTAAAAGCTAAAGATTATCTAACACTGCCAGAACGTATCGAAAATGTCATCACAGTGGAAATGAATCCCAAAGAATGGGCGCTATACAAAGAAATGGAACGTGATCATGTTCTAAGCTTAGTTGATGATGACGATGTAAGCGCACTCAATGCAGCATCCTTGGCAGGTAAATTATTACAACTGGCTAACGGGGCTATCTATACCGATGATGGTGAAACCATTATCGTCCACAATGAGAAAGTGGAGCGGTTAAAAGAATTGGTAGAAACAAATGAGGGAAAACCGATGTTAGTATTCTACAATTTCAAACATGACCTGCAAGCAATTAAAGAGGCCTTTCCAAAAGCTGTCGAATTAAAGACCGATGACGATGTGGCCGAGTGGAACAAAGGTAACATTCAAATGTTATTGGCACACCCCGCATCGGCTGGATACGGTTTGAACTTACAAGCAGGTGGCAACATCATCGTTTGGTATGGGCTAACTTGGAGCCTAGAACAATATCAACAAGCTAACGCAAGACTTCATAGGCAGGGCCAAACGCAACCGGTTATTATCCATCATCTAGTAACAAAAGGAACGATGGACGAGCAAGTGATGAAAGCATTAGAGCGTAAAGAAGTAGGGCAAGATGCACTACTTGAAGCCATTAAATATCGTAAAGAGTTATATAAGGAGTAACACGCTATGCAAAAAAAATGTAGAAAGTGCGGTACGAAGTTTACGGTTAAAACTTCGGAAGATTATTGTCCGGAGTGCATGGAAGTTATGACGCCTCCGCCAGCAGGCACTAAATTAGAAGTTAGAGAGTGCGAAGGTTGCAGAGAGCCGTTTGAATATTTTAGAAAGCCACAGGGCCGACCACGTAAATATTGCCCTGATTGTGCAATTAAATTCTGTCATAAATCCAAGAAGGAAGTTGAGGAGGAAGCAAAAATGACTACAGTAGACAGTAAAGAGACAGTAGATAGACAGAAGGAAGACAGTAAGAAAGAAACGGATCAAGTGCCAACGGCTGAACATATGGCTAAGATGTACGGTAATATTGAGCACGATGCCGTAAATCATCCATCGCATTATACAAGAGGTAAGATTGAGGTGATTGACTTTATTGAAGATCAACAACTGCCGTATCATCTTGGTAATGTAATCAAGTACATCGCACGTGCAGGGTACAAAGGCGATAAGCTAGAAGACCTAAAAAAAGCACGGTGGTATTTGGATAGATACATCAATGAGGTGATGGGGAATGGAACACTTTAAACAAGGGGACTGCGTGTTAGTATCGAATGATAATAAGCATTGGTATCATAGACACTTCTATCGTATTGATGATGTATGGGGCGGTACCGGTAAGGCACTTGTGTATGCTGAAGGTAAAAGTCCGTGGACAGTAAGCCGTAAGCACGAGGACCAATACAAACTGTACGAGATATGGAGCTATTGCAAAGGGGTGGAAGAGTGACCGATAAAGAGTACATGCAACAAATATTACGAATTGATGACCGCATAGATTCAATTAAGCGTGATATTGAGGCACAGATAGAACGTAAGGCGGATACCTTGTCCGCCACGGACTACAGCAAGGATAGGATATCGGGCGGGCATTGCGGTGATTTATCCGGTATAGTAGCTGGTATCGAGCAATGTGTTGAATTGCAACGAAAGGAAATCGAAAGGCTTAAAGGCATCAAGGCCGAGGTCCGTTGGGTGATTAGCCAAGTACGACCAAATGAGCTGGCAGTTCTATTGACTGAACGATACGTACAAGGGAAGAGTTGGAAAGAGCTAGCAGGTATCTTATTCTATAGCGAGGCAAGAGTACGTGGCGAGCTACACGATAGGGCCCTAGTAGAGGTAGGACGTATACGTGCTAGATTGAAATAGCGTGGACAATACAAAACGATACAAAACAGTACATCAACATGTGGTATACTGTAGGTGTGAAAGTTGGGAAACTCCACAGGAAGTGAATAAGGAAAGGACGCCAAGTACATTTGGCGTCCTTTTGTATTATGCAGGTTTAATCAATATCATCATAGGGGGTACCTACTCATAAGGCAAATGTAATCCTACTTAAATAACACACTGTACCAAAATAAATTCGCGACACTTCTGAGATGTTTTAGACCAAAAATAGCCTTGTTTAACTACAACCAATACATAATGTAAGAGATTTCCTTGAGTACTTAACTATAACAAATTACTACCATCCTAAGGTGATATTGATTAAGCCTACAAATAAAATAGAATCTGACTGCCAATAGAAAGGAGAGAATAGTATGACAGATATTACTTGCCATATTAAAGATTGTTTACATAACAAACGTAATAAGTGTACTGCCAATGCTATTGTCCTTGGCAGTAAAGGTAATTGCAAAGCCAAAGCCTTTGCTAAAGATATGATGAAACATTCACGCAAACAGCACTGGCGAGGGGGCATGTATGGGGGCTAGGGCCTCAGCCCAAATAGGGGGCCTATAAGGTACTCCAAATGAAAAATATTTTGCGTGGGTCATCCGAACCCCGCGGAATAGCTAGTTAGTTATTTTTCCGAACTGCTGTTCGGCTTCAAAATCGGTCAACTTTTGAAAGGAGGCGGGACTGTGACGAACGTAACAATCGTTGACGAATTAGTATCATCTAAAATTGTGGCAAAAGTACTCGGAATCAGCTCTCGACGTGTTCAGCAGTTGACCGAAGACGGTATATTCGAAAAGGAAAAACGAGGACAGTACAATATTGCGAAAACAGTACAAGCATTTATTGCGTATAAAACCGGAGAAAGTAAACTCGAAAAGAAAGCACGGGAAGGCGGATATGATGCAGAACGAACTTTGTTAACTCGAACTAAACGGATGATTGAAGAAAACAAACTGAAGATCATGAATGGAGAATTGCACCGCTCGAACACAGTTAAAGCCGTAATGAATCGAATGTTGAATAACTTTAAAAGTAAGCTCCAGGCGTTACCATTAAAAGCAGCGCCTAAAGTGCTAGGGGAGACGAACTTGTTAGTCATTCAAGATGCGCTTCTGGATGAAGTCAATGAATGCTTAACAGAATTGTCTGAATATGACCCGAACATGTTCCACGATGAATCTGATGACATCATCGTGGATGACGACGAGGCAGGTGAAGGTGATTGAAGCACACATGCAACCTATTTAAAGGGCTGGCCAGTGTTCTAAAACCACCGCCAAAGTTTACTGCGTCGGAATGGGCCAACGCTAACGTGGTGCTATCTACAGAGGATAGCGCCGAACCAGGGAAGTATTCCACCGATAGGGCACCTTATCAAAAGGAAATGCTTGATGCGGTGAGTGACCCTGACGTTGAAAAAGTAGTCTATATGACCGGCTCACAAATCGGTAAAACCCAGCTCATTAAAAATGTGTTGGGTTATTTTATTGATTACTTTCCATCACCAATTATGTTTATGCAGCCTACAAAAGATATAGCGAAGGAATTTTCGAAAACTCGTATTGCTCCCTTTATTCGTGATACGAAAGTACTGAACGATAAAATGGCCGATGTAAAATCTCGGGACAGTGGCAATACGGTATTGAATAAGACCTTTCCTGGCGGTTACCTTACATTAGTCGGTGCGAACGCTCCAGCAGATTTGGCATCTAGGCCAATTCGTGTATTACTAGCGGACGAAATTGACCGCTATCCAGCATCAGCAGGCACGGAAGGCGACCCTTTGAGCCTAGCAGAAAAGCGTACTAATACGTTCTACAATCGCAAGCACGTGTACGCATCTACGCCATTGGCCAAAGGTACCAGCCGGATAGAGAAATTGTATCTAGGCGGTACGCAAGAAGTATGGCATATTAAGTGCCCTGCATGTGGCGAATACGTGTATCCTTCCTGGGATAAGTTCCACGCAGACGAGGATACAGGCAAGTACTACTTGGCCTGTGATCACTGCGGAACTCTATCAGAAGAGTTCGAATGGAAGAAACTGTATCGAGAGGGCAAATGGATTGCGGAAGCACCGGAGAATTTGAAAAAGTACAATTGCCGTAGCTTTCACATGAATGCGTTTGGCTCGCCTTGGGCATCTTGGGGAAAACTGCAAGATAAATACGAGGAAGCGACTAAACTCGGAACGGCTGGCGTTAAGGCATTCTTTAATACAGAAATGGGTATTCCCTACGAAGAGGATACAGAAACGCTGCAATCGGAAGAACTTTACGAACGCAGGGAGGACTACGGAGCGGAGCTACCGGACGGAGTATTACTCTTAACCTGTGGCGTCGATACGCAGGACGACCGTTTAGAGTGTGAAATTGTAGGCTGGGGGAAAGATTATGAGAGCTGGGGTATACAATACTTCAGATTGTATGGAGACCCTGCTTACGACGCCGTATGGAAAGAATTGGACGATATTATTTTAAATCGCACATGGTCTTATGCCGATGGTAGAAAACGAGGCGTATCCGTTACGTGTATTGACTCCGGCGGCAGTAAGACCCAATCGGTATATAAGTACTGTTCAACTAGATGGCATAAGCGCGTGTACCCTATTAAAGGTGTAGGCGGTGCAGGTAAAGACCTGATTGATGGCTTGCCTACTAAGCTGAAAAAGTACAAAACTAAATTATTTAAGCTTGGCGTAGATACGGGCAAGGAACAAATTTATAGCGATTTGAACCAAGAAAAAGGCCAGCCAAGGTATTGTCACTTTCCAAAAGATCATGAAAAAGGGTATGGGAAGAAATACTTTGAGGGTCTGTTGGCAGAAATGAAGGTTTCTAAATTAGTTAATGGACATTTTAAAGAGCAGTGGGTATTACGCCCAGGACGCAAAAGAAATGAACCATTTGATATTAGAAACTACAATCAAGCTGCTATTGCTATTATGAATCCGAACTTCGATGCATTAGAGGCTCGGAATAGGAAGGAAGAGTATACGCCGTATCAGAATACGGCGCGAGTAGTGAAAGCGGGCGATGCACCGAAGAAACGAACGAGACGACGTGTTAGAGGAGGAGGGATACGATTATGACAATCCTACAAAGGATTATGGAAGAATTAAATATTCGTGAAGTATACGAAATACCTACCGCTCTAACAAAGGCGTTGCTAGATTCGAATAGTTGTTCGAATCTTTTAAAGTCGATAAAGCCTTACTATTCATATGAAGCTTTACTTGCCGAATTTGAAGAACATAGCGCTGATAGAAAAAACTATATGCAAGATTACACGCCACAATGTGTGCTAGATATAATTGGAGGTATTACCCCTGGCGGTGATGTTCGCGACGTGTGCGCAGGGATTGGCGGGTTGTCCTTAGCCAAATTTAAGGCAGATAATACCGTGACACTAAGGCCTGAAGAGTATTCAAAAAATGCGATAGCTTTTATGCTGCTTAATCTGTTAATGGCTAATATCGATGCGGAAGTAGTAGAGAAGAACGTTCTTACTGGTGAAGAGCTTGCGTACTATAAAGTGGAATCCGCAGTATCTGGCTTTGGCCAAGTAGTTAAAGTAGACATGCTAGAGAGTAAAAAATATGACACCGTGATTAGTAATCCTCCGTATAGTCAATCATGGGCTCCACAAATGGATGCACGTTTTGAAGGTTATAAATTGGCACCAAAGAGTAAAGCCGATTTTGCTTTTATACTCGACGGACTTTATTCGTTAAATGCTTCTGGCACAGCTGCCTTTATCCTGCCGCACGGTGTGCTTTTCAGAGGACAGGCAGAGGGCGATATACGACGTAAGCTGATTGAGGATAATTTACTTGATGCGGTAATAGGATTGCCTTCTAATCTGTTTACAAATACAAGTATACCTGTGTGTATATTGGTATTTAAGAAAAATCGCGCTAACAAAGACGTTTTATTTATCGATGCACAAAAAGACTTCGTTAAGCACAAAAATAAAAATATAATGACCACCGAACAGGTTGAAAAAGTAATTAAAGCGTACAAGGACAGGGCGGATATAGAGCGATATTCTAGTAACATTCGCATGTCTACTATTTTAGATAATGACTATAATCTGAATATTCTACGATACATTGACAGCTTTGAGCCGGAAGAAATACCAGATGCGGTACAGCTTGCTAAAGAACTTAACGAAATTAATCGAGAAAGTCGGATGTTGGGTTTAGAAATTGCGGAGATGTTAAAGCAATTAGTCTGTACGGATCCTGACGCGCAGAAAGAGCATGACGAATTTGTAAAAGAATTTACAGAATTTTTGGTATCGTCTGATAGCGCGTGTACAGTTGAGGAGCAAGAAGCCGTGATAAAAAAAATAGAAGATGTTAAAAAGTATTTACTTCAAAAGATGTTCGCGTAATGTTAAGAAATTACAAGAAAATTAAAATTACGGAAGTGGCAGATATACTGGGGCGTCCTAAGAAGGAGCAAATATATCCGTCTGGCCGTATTTGCTTGCAAGTATCTGCTAGTAAAGGGGAGTTGGTGTATTTAGCTGAGGCGCAACAAGTTGATGCTAAATATGTAGTGATTCAACCACGAAACGTAATCCCTTATTATTTATATTTGATGATAGAAAAGGCAATGCCAGAATTTTTATATAAATATAGGCAAGGCCTAAATATATCAGCTCATGATATCAAACATATGGAGATATTGTGCCACACGGATGTGGAAACACAGGCTTTAATAAGCATGATGTTCCAATCTATGCATGGCACAAGTCTAAGCGCTCAACATGGGCGCTTTTTTAATGCGTGAAAGGAGGTGAAAGGATGGCAGAATGGACAATATATGAGGCAAAAGAGCATTTACAGGCGTGGCTAGAGGCGGATTTAGCATTGGCAACGGGCAAAGAGTACACCATTGGTAATCGCCGGTTAACTCGTGCGAATGTGCAAGAGGTGAAAGACCGTATCAACTTTTGGCGCAACGAAGTGGCTCGGCTCGAGAATAGACCTCGACGTCGTGCATATCGTGTCATTCCGCGGGATATATGAGTAAACGTAAGAAGCAGTTTATGAAAACCGCAGCTGGTAGGCACAAAGCAACGCAATATTCTGGGAGTAAAACAAACTCAGGCTATTCTAATCACGGCGCTAATAGTTTTAAATCTAGCGCCAAAGGGTACCAGGTTAACTCTCAGGATGCAAGGCACGATATCGATGCTAACTTTAGAATGCTACGGGCAAGGTCTGTAGACCTCCAACAAGGTACACCGATTGCAGCTGGCGCACTGAAGACGAATAAAACCAATGTTATTGGTCCAGGCCTACGATTTAAGGCCAATATCCGCTACGAGGAGTTGGGGCTAACGTTCGAAGAAAAGAACGCGTGGGAGCGTAAGACCGAACGAGAGTTTGCGATGTGGGCGAAGCACTGTGATGCACGTGAACAGACCGATTTCTACGGAATTCAGGCTTTAGTGTACTATGAAAAGCTATTGTACGGCGATTCATTTGTAAATTTACCATTATTGTTTAATCAATCGGATAAGAACCCGTACCCATTGCGATTGCAGATTGTTGAATCGATTCTTGTGGCTTCTCCGCCTAAATATAAAGGGCGTGAAGAAGATGAGAATAATGATGTCATTCACGGCGTGAAGTTCAATAAATATGGCGCGGCCGTTGGCTTCTACGTATTAAATAAGCTGTATAACTCTTTTAACGATGATCATGATTACACATATATTCCGAAGTACGGCACACAAACTGGACGACGGAATATTATTCAGGTTATGACGATTGAGCGAAGTGGCCAGTTGCGCGGCATCCCTATATTGTCTCCGGTAATCGAGGATTTGAAAGTGCTCAGTCGGTACAATGATGCGGAAGTTATGAAGGTATTAGTTAATGCCTTGATGGCAATCTTCATTGAATCGGAAGCACCGGACGACATGTCGCTAGGGACTGCGATTGACGAAGACGATCAAGTGGATGCTGAAAGCGACGAAACAATCGAATTAGGTAACGGTACGGTAAATGTATTGGCGCCTGGTGAAAAAGTGAATGTGGCCGAAAAAACGCCAATACCTTCGAGCTTTGCAGACTTTACGTCCTCACTTATTAGCCACGTAGGTGCAGCACTAGAAATTCCATATGAGATTTTAGTTAAGCACTTTGGTCAAAGTTACTCCGCATCAAGAGCGGCGTTACTCGAATATTGGAAGTCTGTTGAAACACAACGTGCCGAATTTATTACTCAATTTTGCAATCCTATTTACGAAGAGTGGCTTACGATGGCCATTCTATTAGGTCGCATTGACGCGCCAGGTTTCTTTGATGATCCAATCATCCGAGAGTCGTGGCTGGGTGCTGAGTGGTACGGACCTTCGCAAGGCCAATTAGACCCGCAGAAGGAAGCTACTGCAGCAGAAATTCGTGTTAAGAACGCATTTAGTACTCGCGCTAAGGAAGCCGCAGAGCTTACCGGCATGGATTATGAAAATGAAATCTTACCACAACGTATTCGTGAACACCAATCTATGGATGAAGGAGGCTTGTTGAATGAACAAGGACAACAAATTTCAGTTCAAAATTCGAACTCCGCTAAATCTGATTCAGGAAGCGGAGACGATTGACGTCGACATTTACGGCGTAGTCGTGAATGGTGCCAGTTATTGGGACGAGGATACAGGCGTTTCTAACGTACTATCACAACTTCAAGGATTGGATCCATCGCAAAACATCGTTCTACATGTTAACTCTGTAGGCGGTGAAGTATCGGCGGGCGTTACAATCTACAACCGATTGCGAGCTTTACAAAATAAGAAATCTGTTATTATCGAGGGCCTAGCGGCATCTATTGCTTCTATTATTTCAATGGCAGGCGATGAAATTCATATGGCTCTGGGTAGTGAAATGATGATTCACAATCCAAGCTCATATGCATTTGGTGAAGCAGATGATTTTGAGAAAGCCGCAGAATCATTACGTAAAACAAAAGAAAACCTTATCGATATTTACGAAGCCCGCACAGGGTTAACTCGTGAAGAAATCGCAACCATGATGGATGACGAAACTTGGTTAACAGCAAGGGATGCATTGGAAAAAGGATTCTGCACAAGTGTAGATGAATCCTTGCAAATGGTTGCATGCCGTAAAGGCACTGACTTAATTGTCAATGGCTTACCAATGAGTATGGATGTACTCAAAGGGTTGCCTGTTGATAAATATGAAGAGAAAGGAGAGGAGCCAATGGAAGTAACTGCTGAATTGTTACGTACAGATTATGCGGAAGTATATGATGAAGTATTTAATGCGGGCGTTGCTGCTGAACGTGCACGTTTACAAGCCCTTGATGGGATTAATAACGAAGCACGCGCGGAAGTTATCAATCGTGCTAAATACGAAACATACGCTACTGTTCAAGATGTAGCTGTTGAATTACTCAATATGCCACAACCTGAACAACCGACAAATCAATTACAACAACTAATGCAAGATGCTAACAATGCATCTAATCAAGTTGATACGATCCCTGGTCAAGTGCTTGACGAGGATATCGATGATTCTGAAAAAACAATGCAAATTGTTGATCGTGTAATGAAAGCACGCAATAAGAAATAAGGAGGGCAGATAATATGCCATACGTGGAAGAACAAAAATTAGAGTACAAACCTCTAATCGCTGGCACACAAATGCCAGTCGTTACTAAGAAAGTAACAATCGGTCAAGATGCTGCAGTAATTAAGGCAGGCACAGTATTAGAATTAGAAGCTACTTCTAAAAAAGCTAAACGTGCGGATACAGATGTATATGGTGTAGCCTTAGCAGATATTGACGCTACAAAAGGTGATGTAGTTGCAGAAATTGCCGTAACCGGTGAATTTGCTACAGCTAATTTAGTATTTGCTTCTGGCAAAACAGCGGAAGGCTTCACAGCAAAAGCTGAAGCCCGCAACATTTATTTCCGTTAATAAGGAGGATACATGGATAATATTTACGCACCAAAAACACTTGCTGCGGTGGTTCGTCGTACTCCCGATGTGCCATCCTTTTTGAAAGACTTATTTTTCAAAGATACAAAAACATTCTTAACAGAAACAGTTTCATTTGACATTGTAAAAGGTCGCCGTACTATCACACCTTGGGTGGCACCTAACTCTACAGCACCTTTATCTCAACGCACAGGCATGACTACAACCACGTATAAACCTGCGCAAAAGAAAGAAAAACGCCCTATCACAGAAAATGATATCAAGGTTCGCCAAGCAGGCGAACAGCCGTTTGCGGGCACTGTAACTCCTGAAGAACGTGCTATCCAACTCTTGGCGCAAGATACACAAGAATTAAAGGATAACTTGGTACGTTCTCAAGAAGTTATGGCGGCAGACGTATTACTCAATGGTCAGGCACACATCAAAGGCGAAGGCATTGATGACGTTGTAGACTTTAATTTTACAAATAAAGAAACATTATCTGGTACTGCGCGTTGGGGCCAATCTGCTGCAGAAATTGTGGCTAACATTATCAAATGGAAAAAGAAGTGCTTGAAAGCATCTGGCTTTAGCCCTAATACGTTGGTTATGAACTCTGAAACATTAGAAGTCATGCTTTCTGATAAAAAAATCTTGGCATTATTTGATAATCGTCGTACAGAAATGGGGCTTTTGCAATTCGAACAAATGGCGGAAGGTGCTGTGTATGTTGGCTTCATGGGCGGTCAAATCCAATGTAATGTATTTACTTATGATAATTATTACGTAGACCCAACAGACGGCCAAGAAAAAGAAATGGTGCCTACCGGTAAATTGTTGGTAGCTTCTGATATGGCTAAATTCACTAAATTGTATGGCGCTAATACAATCATCCCTGGTGAAGGTATGGACTTTGTAACCTATGAAGGTGAATATGTATTACGTCGATTGGTTAATCGTGACCCTGATGCGGTGTTCTTAGAATTGCAATCTCGTCCTATTTACGTTCCATTTGATGTAGATTCCTACTTCGTAGCGGATGTATTGTAATTGAAAGGAGGTAAGACTAATGCCTGTACAAGCTAAGCACGCGATTAATACCGGCGATTATGTGTATAATCCTGGTGATATTATCTCTGATTTAACTGCAGATGAAGAAGAGCGCCTAATTCGTTTAGGCGCAGCTGTTGTAGTTGGTGATGATAAAAACAATGCAGAAGACTCGTTAGCCGCAGCTCTTGGTGTTATGACGAATGAGGATATCGCCGGTTATGGTAAATCTATTGGACTTGATTTTGCAAGCAAAGCCACAAAGGCGGATATGATTTCCGATATCCTTACTTCTGATGCGGACGTCAACTTGGAACTCTTATCCGATGAAGCACTTCGCGTAATGGCATCTGCTGAACAATTGGATATTCCGGAAAACGCTACTCGTGAAGAACTCATCAATATCTTAGGTGAATAATCATGGGATTTAAGGACTTTGCGCAAAATGACATTGAAAAGGTGTTTATCAATTCCAATGAATTTGCCGAAGTACATAATCTAAATGGTACGCAGTGCTATGCAGTGGCGGAAGGTCTTACCGATAAGCAGCATGTTGAAATCATGGGCCAGGATATTGATGGGTTGATTTACGATACGATTATAGTACACGTGGCCAAGCGGGATTTACCTGAGGTGCCGGAGTACAATCAAATCTTTCGCTTTAACGGCCGCATCATGCTGGTTCAATCGTGTGAGGACGATATGGGCATGTTAAATATTGTCCTTAGGGGGAATAACTCGTGAGTGTAACTATTGACATAAAAGGGCTGAAAAACGGGTTGGCTAAGATAGATGCATTAGTTGTCGGCACTCCGAAGACTACCGCAAAAGCTATCAACAAAGCGTTACCTAAAATCAAAAAGGCTACAGTTGATCGTGTTAACGAAGAGTACTTAGTTACTAAATCGAATATTAATAAAACCATAAAGGTGGATAAGGCGGGGACGACTTTATCTGCCTTTATTCGTTCAAAGGGTAGACCGATAGCTCTTACTAAATTCAGAGTTACGCCAAAAAGCCCGCCTAAACGGAGAGGGCGTGTAGTCAAAGCACAAGTAATGCGGAATGGTGGCGGAGGGCCAATCCCTAATGCTTTTATTGCTCGTATGAGGAGTGGACATATCGGGGCGATGTATCGTAAGGGTGCAGACAGGTATCCGATAGGGCAATTTCACGGCCCTTCGATACCAAGCATATTGGGTGATGCCAAGATATCCGCTTTTGTTGGGAATAAAGCAGAGCAGGAATTGCAAAAGCAAATGGAACTCGCGCTCGACGCATTAATAGGAGGGTAATCGATGACACCTACGCAATTAGCAACTGATTTAGGAAATTTTCTAAAGAAGGTGCATGCTAACTATTTTAGCGATGATGCACAAGTAAAGGGGAACCCTTTATTAGTTGTACCTGGATTTTTAAAAATGAAAGAATCATCCAAGGAGGACCAATATCCGCATCTTGTTATTCGCATTAATAAGATTGAGGATACCTTGCAGGGGTCGACTGTCCAACTATTTCTAATCCACGGTGTGTACTCCGAGGATGTGGAAAAGGGCTGGATGGAGATTACCAAT